CGGCAACATTTGTGGCTTGGATGCCAGCAGTTTGAGTTGGCGTAAGAGGAGCGACAAATTCGCCTGTATAGGGTTGGAATGGAGCGGCGGCGGCAGTTTCAGCACGGGCATTGACAGCATTGTATCGCGCCAGAACTTCTGGCGGAATCGAGACCGACTGCGTTGATGTTTGCGACTTGCCACCACCCATATTAACTACTCCGCAGCGGCCTTAAAGGCACCTGTTTGCGCATTATACAGGAAAAATGCCCCGCTTGGCTTTCCAAATTGACGCTCATACAAACGCACCTTGGCCTCGGTCCGATGATTAGACAAAACCCCAATAATCAGCGGCAAACCAAGCGTATCGGCGGCTTTTTTGGAGAACTCGCACAACCTGCGAGCCCTCCCCCCTTTAGCGCCCCGAAAGTTAGGATTTACGAAAATAGCCTTTTCCTCAAGTACCAATGCATCTGAATACCACATTGTACCAATTCTGAGAAGTATTGCACCCTCTAATTTACCGCCCTCATCTTGAATAATCCCAACCAAGCCGTCATCTTGATTTAAAGCAGGCCAGATTTCAGATAAAAGTTTCTGCGGATTGGGGTCCACAAACCCATTTTCATCGCAAGCCTGTAAAGCCAGCTCCATCATCGGATGGATGTCTTCCGGAGTCCCAATCCTTACCCCTAAATCTTCAGACATAGATCCCCCTAGTCCTTTTTAGGCCCAGGCAATTTCCGCAACGTGTGTACGGTCTTTGCCCGCATTTTCAGCACGAAATCGTCTAGTTCCTTGTGCCCGGTGTCCATATCACCGTTACCAAGTCTCTCGACAACATCCGGCGGAATTACATATTCGCCACCAGCGGCTACAATCGGAACCAACTGTGGCGTTTTGTCAGCGCCCCCACCAGACGCCTTGCCCGGCAATCCAAGATAATTGCTCGCGCCCGGCATGCCTGACATATACGGAATCGGCTTAAACATCGATTGCGGCTTCACGACCGGATGAAAGATCGAATTGGCAATCCTGAACCCGGCCATGGTGTTGCCCTCACCCATTGCAGAGATTATGTCTGCTGGGATGACATACGATCCTGACGGCACATGCATGGGAAGATGGTCTGTGCGCCCAGCCACAGGACTATGAATCGGGCCGGTATGAGGCTTGATCGCCATGCCTCTTGGTTGGGTGATGGTTTTAGTCATCATGTTGCCGCCAGAACCCCGCTTCTTCCGTGCCTCGTTTAACGCAATTGCTACAGCCTGTTTTTGCGGGCGTCCGCTATGAATTAGCTCGCTGATGTTAGAACTTACAGTTTTCTGTGAGGAACCCTTTTTCAATGGCATGATTTACCCCGGAGAATAAGTGACGTTGATGGATTGACCTGTGCCGGGAATTATTACCAAACCAGCATTAAAAAACTGCCCAGTTTGGTAAACACCAACCGTTGCTGGCGTTGCACATAAAACATTTCCAGCAGCGGCCAATGCAATTGTCGATGCATTATTAATTGTTCCTGCGGCACTTCCTGCCACAACTACAGCATAATTAACTAGATACCCGCTTCCGGCGATTACAAGAGTCGAAGCTGTTACAGTTACAGATGTCTGTGTTCCTTGCCCGCGCAAATTAGATGCAGATACATTGTTGAGCGCAACAACGCCGTTTTTTTGTGTAGTTAAGATATCTGCAAGACTAGCAGTCATCAGTAACGTCCATCAGGTTGTAGGCGATATCGAATATTACCAAGCCTCCAGAATGAGCCGATATCATTACTCTCAATTCTGATTGACACAAGTCTACCACGTAGTCTGGGCGTAATATATGTAGTGGCTTGGGTCAAGGTATAGGGGCCGTATACGGTAGGTGTTTGCCCAGGAAAGTCGGCCACATAAAATGTCAACAAGATGTTGGCACCTTGCGTACCCCCGTAATAGCCCCACTTCATATCGGGCCACACTTCATCTATGAATGTCTTCACATCTGCATCAGACAACACAAAATAGCCAGTTTGAAAGTATGAATCCATGGCAACGCCGTCAGCGTCTGTAGATGTCTCGTGTTGGTAGATATATTGATTCAACCCCGCACCAATAGGAGGGCCAAGAACGGACTGGTTAATCCAAGCAGACCGAGCCACGTACGGGTTATTGGTTGAGTTGAACCCGTAATCCCACTGGTCTAAAACAGTATTGTATTTCACATATCCGTAATTTTCGCCGCTATTCCCATAAGTTGGGAAATACCATGAGATCTCTGCAAACCGCGAATTAGGCGCAACCATGATTCGGTTAAGGTTTGATGTATCCAAATCCTGAAACACAACGTCCCAAATAGGGCAACGAATCGGCTCAACTCCATTCCCAGATAACCGGTAAAATTGGCTTTGGCCCATCCAATAAACAACACCATTCATAGAAGCAGCAGCTTTGCGCCCAATCAAGCCGCAACCGTTTCCTAGTTCATTGAACTGGTAAACATATGGAGGGCCAACGTACTGTGCCGCCCAAATACCAAGATCAGTCCAAAACAGAGCCTGCTGCCCCGCCTGGATGCCCTCAATAATTTGCGAACCCTTGGGAATACGGAAACTGCCTGCTTGGTTGGTAATCTGAGCTGTCCACTGGGTGTAATCATCTACATCACACCAGCGGACCAACATTGGATCCACAATGCCCGTAAACGTAGATCCCCAGGCCATGATTTGCCGCTGCGGCATAGCAACGAATATACCTTGATTTACAGGTGGAGCGTTTGCAATGATATTGGCCACTGCATTTGAAGCAGATGGATCCCATTCATAGACAGGACCACCTAATGGGTTTGCGATTAAAACAGAGCCCCAGTTATCCAGAGTCCAATCAACAGCATTGATAGGGATGCCTCTGCCCGTAACGCCCGGCACTGTACCGCCATATCCATCAATGCCGTATCCATTAATGCCCCAACCAAACCCAGCGGGTAATGGGCCAACTCCATTCCAATACAAAAAATGCACTTGGTTGCCATTTTCAAAACCAAATGTACTTGATGTAGCAGTGTTGGTTCCGGCAATCGTAAAATTGTTGACATCAATTATGCTCAAAACAGTATAGTTGCCATAAAAAGTGATGCCCCCAACAGAGGTAGCCACCAAAACAGGGAACGTATCGCCTACAGCATATCCATGGTTATTTAAAGTAACTGTGACCGCACTTTGTGCGTTTACTGTGGTAAATTTTGCAACTGAACCACTATTTGCAACTGTTGATGTCGCATTATTTGGTTGGCCAAAAGCATTAATAGCATAAATTGTATATTGATTGGCATTAAGAGCAGAATTGTAAATTTGATACTGCCCAAAAAGAACAATTCCACCAACACTAATTTGTGTTTGAATGTTTACGACCCAATAATTGTTTGTATAGCGCCCAGTATCAGTGACGACAACTGCGTTGCTTCCAGCAGTGGTGCTAAAGTTAATTGCGGCGTTAATTGTAATGCTTTCAGGGGTAATATCTTGAACGCCACCAGAAGTAACGACATTCAAGGAATTTCCACCCCCTGTAATCAATCCGCCAGAAACATATGCCCCAGTTGTTGAGTTAGCATATGATACAGTTGTGGTTGTTGAAGCTGTAACTGTATAGGTTCCATTATATCCACTAGGCGTTATGCCAGATACAAGAATGCTCTTCCCAATAGTAAAAGAAAATGATCCAGCGGCAAATGTCAAAGTTGCCGTTGTGCCGCTGCCGCTTGCGCCCGTCACTACTATTGGGGCAATGCCTACTGCACCCACACCAAGATATGAATTTGAGTTGGTGTCTTCCCAGGCCCACAGGCACCGGATGGTGGATCCGATCTTGTTGGCATAGAACTTTGTCCATCCCCCAAGCTTTTGGACCAATCCGCCAAGCGTCCGGTCAGGGATAAATCTTACAAGTTGACTCTGTGAAATGGCTGCTTCGTTCAAGGCCGGGGTCTTGTTTACATCGACACCTGGAATCAGCTTGAGGGAGGCATGGGGCATTTTTACCCCCTAGTCGGCGTTGCAATAGGTGACGTAGATTGCGAAGCCCAAGCTGCGCCTTCCATTTTCTTACGGAACTCTTCAGCCATGGCACCCTTCAAAAGCGCCTGATACTGGCTTTCATAGGTAATCGCCATCTGCGGGTCGTCATTGGCACGACCAAAATTGCGTTGATATGCAGAGATGTAGATCATAGAGGCCATGATCATCACATCAGGCAAATATGTGCTGATGAATGTCGTGGTGTTCGTCGCAGACAAACTATCAGGCCTAAATGTTCCAACAATTTCAACTGTATAAGCGGCATCTGGATACGGCCCAACCAAGAAGTTCCAGTTGGCAGCTCCGCCCATGAATGGGGCAAAATACTGCGGTTGACCGGTGGTTGAGGACGACCCACAAACGGCATCAAGATATTCTCTTGTGGTCGCAAGAAGAGGAACGCGAGTGCCAGAATTGGGGTCAGATGTCCCAGACGGAGTGATAAGGTTGATCTGTTCAGGCACCACAAATGTGCTGGTGGGGACCGTGATCGTCCGGCTCCCGGCGCTCAAACTATAAGAAGTCGTCGCGACAGAAGTAAACAAAAAGTCTAGATCACGATAAATGCGGTTTTCCGCATAAGTGATCATTTGCGGCAAAATAGTCAAATAGTTGCTATCGGTCTCCGGGACGACCGCCATTGTCGCAATCTGGGTAACGTATTGCGAATATGTGAGGCCAGTGGTCACAATGATATCTCCGCTTTAGCGGTACTATAACACTTATTTACGACCAGCGCACCATCCCTCACGGCGAGCATTGTTCTGCTTCACCTCAATGATGGTCCCAGTCGTGTCTTTAGACGACCACGAGACATCCCGCCAGACACTGCAAACAGCCGGATTAGTCTCGCTTGAAACCGTCAGACTTGAGCAGCCCATCAGGGGAAGTATCGACAGAATCACCAGCGCGAATCGCATTTTGAGTTCTCCTTAAAGCATCTGAAACAGCCGCAGCCTCAACCTCGGCCATGGCATCAGATCGAATCTTAAAGTACACACCGCCAAGAATAGCCACAGCGGCGACCGCCATGGCAATATAACGGCCTAGGGGCGTAAAGAGAAGACTAAACACCGTGCTCCTCCATGTGCTGTTTCCGGAAATACCAGATTGCAGTGCCCAAACCAACGACGCCACCCATGATGAGGAAATTGGGGTTGTGCAACAGCATCATGATCTTGTCGGCGGTGTCGGACGCATCTTGAGCTTGAGAAGCTATTTCTTTAGCCACACCCAAACTGCCCATACCTACCGTCAAAAGAGCTGCGTTCCCCTGTTTGCTCTCAGCCATTGATGGTGCGGGCACATGGTCCGGGGTGGCTCTTTCCTCATGCTCATCCGGCGTTGGCACATTAGCAGAATCCGATGCAGCGGCCATTTCACCAGAAGCCCACCAGGCGCTCTCTGCCTGACGGCGGCGCACAAGCCCGGGAAGCACCTTGCCGCCACCCTTGGTCCATTTCATCAGTTCTGCGGGAACAGCGTCAAATTGCGCCGCATTAACCTTTTTAAAAATTGTAGATTTTTCCAACGCCCCAATACCCGCATTGTAGGCAAAATCTACAAGAACATCAAACTGATGCTGGTTTACAGGCTGGTGGAGCATGTTGTAAACAGCGGTCTCAAATTTAACAAGATCTCTGCGTAAAATATCATCCGCTTGTTTTTGGGTGATAGTCATGCCATCCGTGACATTTGGAGCGCCAGCCGATGACGTATGACCATACCCAATAGTGCAAACATTGGCAGGGCAACGGTATGCCTTGAGCTTGCAGCCCTCAAACTTCTTCAGAAGAGCATCAATGCCCTCTTGGCTCATTTGCATTTGTATGCTCCTACCGTACGAGAGAAATGGCTGCGAGCAGTAGGCAGGCAACCACGACAATAAAAATCAAGAGGGCTGTCCCCCAAACCAAGATACTTTGCATCATTTCCTCTTGCTGTTTGGCCGCTTCAATAGCTGCTGCTTTTTGATCCTTTTTGATTTGTGTTGCGGCGGCTAGAACCTCATCCCATGCAGTTATACCAAATTCTCCAATGAAATGGTTTTTTAACTCTTCCATAATCCCGTCAACCTCGGCCTTGGCAGCATATGCCTCCATGGCAACCTGCTGTGCTGATTTCCCCGCAATCAAATTCCCTTTTGGTTCGGCGGCAGTGCGCGTAATAGCCGCAACACTGTCAAACAACGAACCAAGATCCGCAGCCATGCCTTGCAGTTCTTTTCCAGCCGCAATCCCTGCTTTCAGGGCAGCATAACTGGCTTGTGCGGCAGCTAAGAGCGTAAGCGGATCCATATGCGCTATACCGAGCTAGATTTGCGATTTATTAAATTTTGCACTGTTTTTGTTTCATAAATGCGAATGCCAGTCCAAATAATTGTAAATAATGCGGCTATTGATGGAAGCATACCAGCCAAAGTGCCGACAACTGTAACCACGGATAGGCCATCCCCAATCGTTTTGGCGGCTTCACCTACATGATCAGACATAGCCTAGCTCCAGTTAATTTCCCATTAGCTTAACCGTAGCAAAACGGCCAAACAGCTTGGCAAATAAGCTACGCGACTCCGACAGATATTTGTCGTCCACGATGCTTATTATATCACCCCAAAAGGTTTCCCATAAGTGGACACCATAACTTTTTTCTAGATCAAGTAAACATCCAAACTCATCAAAAATAGACCGATCATCCCAATGAATAGGTATAAACGATGTATATGGCTCAACTTGGATAAGATCTGGGCATTCTTTAGCCAATTCTGCCGGAAGCACAACAGAATGGTCCGCCCACTTGTCGCTAATCCTATCCGCCATACGATGTAACCATATATTAATAAACTCAGATTTTGGCGGGCAAATTAGCACTGCGTTGGCAATTGAGGTGACCTCACCAGGTTTGTCCGCCCCCATGACAAGCTTGTTGCCCATCAAGGGCGTCAACGGCTTGGTCAGGACCATGTCATTATCAAGATAGATGCCGCCATGCTCGTAAAGGGTACGCAACCGGAACACATCAGACTTGTAATGAGGATACTTTAGCTCAATTCCGCACAAATCTGTCGGGGCCAAAACCTTGTTGACGATGACATATGGCAAGATTGCATCCCAATTCGGATTGCCTACTGGAGGCTCATCGCACCACATAATGATATCATCTGGCTTTTGGATCTCATAAGCAGCTCTGACAGCTAAGTAATTGATATAGCTATAGGTGCGTGAGCCCTCACCACCAAAGTAAATGAAATGCACAACATTGGGGGTTTTTTGTTCGCCTTGATAGAAGTGCAAATTGTTCTCTAACCGCTGATCAGTTGGCTCCAATTCAAGAGCTATTTTCCCTTGTTGGATTGCGATGTCTTTAAGGCCCAAGTTCCATGCCGAAATAGCGGCAAGATCATGCGGCTGATATCCCCAAACTGCGGGATCACAAGTATATACCTTGAGCCGGTCAGTGATCTTTAAGGCTCTCATGGCAAAAGCAAAGCACTCTTCCCACCGATGCTGGCGGTACGTAAGCATGGCTAATTCACACCATGGCTCACGAGTGTTCGGTGCTTCCGCAGCCGCCAAATGAAAGGCACGTTCAGCATCACTAAGTTGGCCCAACTCACTGTAGCAGCGCCCCATGACACGGTACGCATAACACCGCTCGTTCATCCATGTGGCGCGGGGAAGGGCTAGATACCGCTTGCAGGCGTCAATGCTCTCTTGCCAGCGGGCATTAAAACTCAACTCGCGAGCGTAATAGAACGCATTTCTTGGGCAATCGGGGTCCTCCCGCACAGATAACTCAAGAAGGTCCATGTACTGCCCACGGGATTTGGTGGGGTCGGGCTTGTGAACGGCGAGAAGAAAGTCGGTTTGAGCCCAAACTTCTGTAATGCGCCCATCTGGTATGGGGTATTCGTGGCAAGGATGATGCCACATATATCCCGTTCGGGCGTGAATCTTTTCGTAGTAGAAACTGATGCCAGAGCCCCAGTCAAACATATAACGTAGCCGAGTTGTCTGCCCCTTGATCCAGACACGCTCTATCTCCTCGCGCCAGCCCGGTTGGAGGACTTCGTCGATGTCCAAGCTAATGCAGACATCCATGTCTCGCGGGACCAGAGCAAGAGCTGCGTTGCGAGCCAGATCAAATCGCCAAGGAGATATGCTAATGTGATGAACAACCGCTCCATACTTGGCAGCTTCTTCTGGAAGACCATCATCTGACCCCGTATCTGCGATGAGAATCATATCGGCGTCTGCGGCTGATTCGCAGAACCGTTGGACAAAGTGTGCTTCATTTTTAGATATAGCGTAGACGCATATCTTCAGTTTGCTTTCCATGGCAACCCCCTAGCCGCTGGAATTATATGATGGTCCACGTACTACCAGATGGGACAGTAATGATCACACCAGAATTGATGGTGATCGGGCCTGCCGTCATAGCATTGTAACTTGTCGTTATGGTGTAATTCGTTGTTACTGTCTGCTGGTTTTCATAGAATATGCGGTCTGTTGAGCCGCCAGTTGGGTAGATTGATCCTGTAGGACCAGTCGCCCCAGTGGGGCCAGTAGGACCCGTGGGTCCAGCAACACTGGAGGCCGGACCAGTAGGACCAGTAGGGCCAGTCGGTCCAGTTGATCCAGCCGTGCCGGATGCTCCGGTAGGGCCTGTAGGGCCGGTAGGCCCATTAGTGCCGGAAGTACCAGTAGGACCAGTAGGGCCTGTAGGGCCTGTTGGACCGGTTGGTCCCGTGGGTCCGGTCGGCCCTGTAGCTCCAACATTACCCGCCTCAACAATATTCCACGACGTATAAGTGCCAGACCCACCTGTAGCGTCCACATTTACCGTCAAAGATGTTGTGGTAAATGCTGTGATGATGCCTTCCATGTAGTTTGCAGGTGTTACCGTATAGGCAACGCGAACACGCTGGCCGACAGCAAACGCTGTTTGAGACGCCGACAGATTGGTCGTAAAGGTCTTGGATCCTGTGCCAATCAGTGTAGAGGTGCTGCTGGTCAGGCCGGCATACCCAATTCCAGTCGGCCCGGTAGGCCCTGTGGGGCCAGTGGGTCCGCTAACACCGGTTGAACCAGTTGGCCCAGTAGGTCCGGTCGGCCCAGTCGGCCCATTTACACCAGACACGCCAGTAGGGCCTGTGGGACCTGTTGGCCCAGTAGATCCAGTCGAACCTGTTGGACCAGTTGGGCCGGTCGGCCCTGGCACTGTAGATGCTGCACCCGTTGGCCCAGTTGGGCCAGTAGGACCAATTTGTCCATTTACCAGCGCCACAAATAGATTGGCATTATTGGCAAATCCCGTTGTGCCAACGCCGCCAGACGCCGACAACGTAACCGGGTAAGACCAATAACTATTAGCAGCCCCGGGGTTTGTATTGGTTGGGGTGCCACTAACAGTCCATGTTTGATAATCCGCACTATTGGTGCGGCTTTGAATCGTGATGACTTCTGTTTTGTTGATCAACGCCAGATAGATATCAATGTCGAGACCATTGGATGTCAGATGGCTGATGTTGATGCTTGTGGCGCTTATCTGGGTCGCATTGTTCCACAGCAAATATCCATCACCCGGGTATCCGGATGTAGCTGTTGTGTTGGCGACATAGAGAAACAGATTAGAAGAGGTGCCTTGAGGCCCAGTAGGGCCAGTAGCCCCAGTGTTACCCGTGGGACCTGTAGGACCGGTTGGACCCGTGGGCCCAGTGGGGCCGGTAGGGCCAGTCGGCCCTGTAACGCCCTGCAATCCAGTAGATCCTGTAGGTCCTGTAGGCCCAGTCGGACCTGGAATTGTAGATGCTGCGCCGGTAGCTCCAGTAGGGCCTGTTGGCCCTGTAGGACCAGTCGGGCCAATGGGACCAGTAGAACCAGTAGGCCCAATAGTACCTTGTGGGCCTGTCGGACCTGTGGGCCCAGTAGGTCCAGTAGGACCGGTAGAACCAATATTCCCTTGAGGCCCAGTTACACCTGTTGGCCCTGTAGGACCTGTTGGGCCAGTAGGGCCTGTAGGGCCAAAAGGACCTTGCGGGCCTGTAGGGCCGGTAGGACCAGTCGGTCCATATCCAGTTGGGCCAGTTGGACCTGTATTTCCTGTTGTGCCGGTGGGGCCGGTAGGGCCGGTAGGTCCGGTCGGGCCCGTGGGACCTGTAGGACCAGTAGGCCCTGTGGGACCGGCAACTGTAGATGCAGCGCCCGTGGGGCCTGTTGGCCCAGTAGCGCCCGTTGGGCCGGTGGGACCTGTGGGTCCTGCGGGGCCTCCCGGTCCGGTAGGGCCAACGCCTTGAAGATTAGCAACTTGCAAAGTCGTCGCACGGCGAGAAACGCCGCTTTGAACAACTTCAATTTGCTCAGAACCGTTAAGCGATGTAGCTGCTGGCAGGTTCGGGATTTGAACATTGCTCATGTCATCACACCGAGGTTATCGTCTGCCATGCGGAACCATTATACACGCAAAGCTTCCCTAATGTGATGTCAAAAACAATTCGTCCAGCAGTTGCTGACAAAGCCACCTTCTGGGCTGTAGTCACGGTTTGGGCAGTTGTTATTTGTGCAAGATTAGCAATTTGCTGGGTTGTACAACGAGAAGATGTTCCTGCCTGAACAATCTCTACCTGTTCCGCACCAGAAAGGGATATCGCAACCGGAAGATTGGGGATCTGGATATTACTAGCGTACTTACCCATTAGAGTGTCCCCGTCCTCGGCACTTGCGTGAACCCATAGGGCAAGCTTGGATTGTTTATAACATACCCACCAGATGTGTATGCACCCGAAAACGTAGAAAGTTTCAGGTCAATCT